GAGTAGCAATTAGGAATGGCATAGGATGAACGCTCCGTTCCGAGTCGGCTTACTTGCGTCCCCTGTCGAAGGGGGATGAACGATTGTGCTAATACTAACACATTTGAATTATTTAGTCAAGTTAATATGTAAATTTGTTACATCGACCCTACAGAGCAAAAAAATACCCCGATTTTTTGTCGGGATATATGGGAAAAAAAGTTCGATTTTGGTCAGGTGGTAAAATATTCCACTCTACCATCGGGTCTAGTAGCAATTGCTTTCTGATCACAGAAATTTTCCATGTCTTTATACCTATCCAATTCATCCTTATTAATAAGATTAAACGCTATAGATATCCTATCCTCATTACTTTCATTAGGCTCAACCCCATGTTCCAACCATGAGGGAAAATAAACTACCATACCTGGTTGTGCTTGTACACTAACTTCTGGTTCATACACATAATACTTATTATCTGACATCGCACCCAATGAACGTACTCTAGGATCATAAAATATAATACGTCCAGAATCTTCAGGAACCTTAAGGTAATAAACGCCAGAAAGAAATACAGCATTATCAGTATGATGATGCCTATAATTAGAATCACCTGGTTTATTATAATTAACCCAATAATGAAGATACATCTCAGGTAATTCTAAATCTTCACGTTTAGATATTTTATCTTTTAATGCTTGAGATAAATCATCAATACCAACCAGATCTGTTCTTTGCTCCCCATTATCAATAATCTTATCCAATATTACTGAAACATCAAGGTCTAATTCTTCCACCCATATTTTAGTTGGAAACAAATCAAAACAAGGCATAACTATTTTCTTTTTTTCTTTCTAGTAGGTGTGGATTGATACCCCCATAACTTAGGACTTATCTTACCATTACCATAATCTATACTTGTCAACCCAGCTTTAAACTTATCCCAATACATATCAAAAACCTTTGTCCTTGGACCTCTTGTCAAATCCAAATGTTTATTTTGATTTATTGTATAAGTTATTATAAGAGCATCATTAGGTGCTTGAGTAGTGTTAACGTCTTCTAAAGTACCGTTAGAAACTAAAATCTCACAACAATACTTTTGCTTAGAAGATTCTCTTTCTTCTTTACTCCAAGGATCAAATTTAGGTTGTGGTTTAGGTTCCAGTTTCTGATCTTCTTTTGCTGGTGCTTGTGCTTCACCTACTGGTTTTGTCATGATCTACCTCCCCAAGTAATATCTGGAAATGCTTCTGAGACTATTTCCTTTGTAATTTTATACTTATCAGTCAGTTTTTTATCCTTTATCAAAATTAAAATCTCTGCTTCTAATGGATGTAATCCAGTAAGAATATTAATGAACATGGTTTCTCTACGAATACCACTTAATCCATCATTACCACCCTTTATAAAGTTATAAAACTTCTGAAATTCTTTTCTAATACTTGCCTTACCTTGATCCTGAGACCCTAAAGAGGTAGTTCTAAGTTCACCCATCTTAGTAACAGCATCCTCAATCTTTTCAGATAGAGTTCCTGTAGCTGTTTCATCTTCTAAATTATTGGCATAAGGAACTTCACCAGGTGGCAATAAAGAAATAACAGTCTCATCAAAGTTCCATATAAAAACTGCCTTTAATGATGGATGAGAATATTTTTGAAGAACTTCTACTTTTAATGCGTTACTTCTCATCTTAGAAGCAGCATCTAAAACCTCAAATACAAAAGGATTTACTGGTAAATCAGGAACCTTCTGTGCTACTGGTTTCTTAGTTGTTGCTGTTGACTTCTTTCTAGTCGTCGTTGTCTTCTTCTTGGTCGTTGTCATAATTTTCAAATCTGAATGCTACAATGTCATCGGGAACTAAATTACCATTACCATCAAACATCTCTGGATGTATTCTAGGTATTTCTTGATAGTTCATCATGTATTCTCTGGCAACCCAACCACCAATGGCTCCAACTATAAGGAACAATAATGTTAGAAATGATCCAAATACTAAACTTGTTGCTAACATGTCTCTTTCTCCTATTTTAAGTGTGGTAATATGTAATGGTTTGGTTTTCTTTTTGCCTCCCGTTAAGATGAATTCAAACCCACGATTAATTTCATAATCTGGTTTATTTAGTTTGGATGATTTGGTTTTCTCTGAGGAACTTGACTGTTTCTGTACATCCTCCGACTTTATGTCTTTCTCCTGAGTCATCACAAATTACTTGTGGAAATGTTGATCCTTGACCAAACTCAGCATAAAAATCTTCTCGTGTAAAATCATCCTCTAGATTATACACTACATGACTTAGTTTTGTCAATGACATTACTTCTTTTACTTTGTCACAATATGGACATCCACTCTTAGAATAAATCGTAAAATTCATTTCTTATAGTTTTTAAAAAATTATTTAGTATCGATTATAACCTAAAAATCTATTCCAGCAGCAAAAAATGCTGATAAGTTAACGAATTTCCCTCTAGTAGATATTAAATCATCAGTACTCTTTTGTGTTGGTATGTGTGCGGTACTGACACCAGCAGGACTATAATCTACTGGATAACTCATCGTAATACCCATTCCCAATACCTGATCATGAGTTAACACAGCGACATCATTAACAGTAAATTGTTTACCAGCAACTAGATTTATACCTTCACTAAAATTAAATTGGTTATTATTTATCTGCCATTTTATACTTTTATCAAGATCGGCACCAGCTTTAATTGTTATTCCACCACCATCTGCTGTTTGATTACTAGAACCAGCAGTATCAAAGTTTATATAATCACTTCCACTTCCCGTAAAATTATTATTAACTTCAACATTTGTACCAATAACATTTGTAACTTTAGTATCACCAGTAATAGTAACTGTATTTGGATTGGGAATGGATATAATCATTCCTATAGCAATTCCAGAAGTGTTTGTTACATTGCTGATGACATTCGATCCAGCAGTTGCATTACCAGAAAAAACACCAGGAAGAACATATCCTATATCTAAATTAGAATCCTTAATCCTAATTTGGGTAGAATTTAGATTTACCTCATCGCCCCCTACAGTTAATGACTTAGCAACATTTAAACTACCACCACTAATATTAACATCACCAGTTAATATACTACTTCCATTAACATGAAACTTTGTATTTTGATCAGCAGTTATACCAATACCAACACTACCACTAATTCTAGCATTACCTAGAACCATTAGATCATCACTATCTGGTAATCCAGTTATGGCATAATATAATCTACCATGACAGAGAAAACTTATATTGGATCCATTATCGGATGATCCTACTAAAGTTTGACCTTCTTGTAATTTAAGATCAGTTCTTGTATAAGTCTGTCCTGGTTTAATTGTTATATTATATTCAATATATTCTTTACTATCAAAAGAACCTAGATCACTATCAGATATACCAATCCTAACTCTACTAGTATCAGAACCCAGATTACACATTGAAAGTGTAGCATTCACTCTAGACCCAGAAGGAGCAACGAATATAGTTTTTGGTATTGTATTAGTTGAAATTATATTATTTAAAACACCAGACTTTAATGGATTTAAATAATCACTAACTGTTTGCCCATAATATAAAAAATTAATATCAGTTCTATCAGACCTTACTACTAGACTTTGACCAGAACCCAAATGTATGTCCTGAGTTTCATAAGTTTCTTGATACTTAATAAGTTTATTATACTCAAAGTATCTTATCTCACCACCATCTAAATATCCAAGACGAATCAATGCTTTATCAGGATTTTTACTGGTTACAGATATCTTACCAACTGTCAATTTATCAGCAGTTCCAGTGTACCAAGTAGTATTTTGTTTAGTTGGTGGTATAATAGTACCTAAGAGTCCAAAGGCCATTTAAACACACAATAATTTTAAATATTTATATGATTATATTAACAGGGTCAAAAGGATTTATAGGTCAGAACTTTCTTAAGTATCTCATAGAGCATTCGGATGAAGAGATCGTCACAGTTGATGAGAATGAGTGTTGGGATTGGATAGCATACTTTGAGGACTGGGATAAGGTATCTCTTATACTACACCAAGGAGCGATCTCAGCAACGACAGAAACAGATATAGATAAACTCCATAGAACTAATGTTTGGTTC